GCATTATTGCTTCTCCCTGGTATCATGATTATGGGGTTCTTCCCAAGCAAGACGGCACTGCCTACAAGACAGAGAAAGGTGCCTTCCGCAACCACCCATGTACCAAATGGGCGGCAGAGACGGTGGATAATGCCTATTGGCTCATCAAATGGGGATTGAACTTGTGTCAAGAGTATACTCTACGCTATAATAAACAGCATTCCTGTGAAGGAACACTGACTCATGCTTATTACCTTTTCCCCAAAGGTAGACTTGATGAAGTAACTCCTTTCGCACGAGCAATGCCTGAGGAATACAAGTTTGATACTAGTATTTCCACCTTTGACGCATACAAGATGTATATCGCATCCAAACCTTGGGTGAAGGACAACTATCTTCGTATGCCCCAACGCAAACCAGAATGGGTATGAAACTAATTGATAAAAAGGACTCTCGGTATTTTACTGAGACATCCAAAGAACCATACATTCGTCACCGATATAAGGTGGTGGATACTCATGGTAAATTTGTAATTTTTGACAACTGGGAAGAAACCCAGGTAATGTGGTGGAATACTCCTCCGCAGTTTTTATCTCACATTGAGGTTTTAGATAATGAGTAATTTTATTTGGGTTGAGAAATATCGCCCAAAGACTATTGAAGAATGTATTCTCCCAGAGTCTGCAAAGCAGATGTTTCAGGAGTTTCTAAATAAGGGCGAAATCCCCAATATGCTTTTGGCAGGTCCTCCTGGTATTGGAAAGACCACAGTTGCCAAGGCACTGTGCAATGAACTTGGAGCAGATGTATATGTCATCAACGGATCCGACGAGGGCAGATTTCTGGATACTGTCCGAAACAATGCGAAAAACTTCGCTTCGACCGTCTCACTTACGTCAGATTCTAAACACAAGGTCATCATCATTGACGAAGCTGACAACACATCCAACGATGTTCAACTCCTCCTACGGGCGTTTATTGAGGAGTTTGCTGGGAACTGTCGATTCATCTTCACTTGTAACTACAAGAACAAGATTCTCGAACCTCTCCATTCCCGCTGCGCCGTCGTGGACTTTTCCATCAAAGGAAAAGAGCGTCAGTCCATTGCCGCACAATTCTTCAAGCGTCTCCAAGAAATCCTGGTTGCAGAAGGTGTTGAATCTGATAACAAGGTCCTGGTAGAACTGGTAAATAAGCACTTCCCTGATTGGCGTCGTGTTCTCAACGAGTGTCAGCGTTACTCTGTGAGTGGAAAGATTGATGCTGGTATTCTTGCTACTTTCTCCGATGTTGCCGTAAATGAACTCGTTAAAAACCTTAAAGAAAAGAATTTCCCAGAAGTTCGGAAGTGGGTGGTGTCTAACATGGACAACGATACTACTGTACTTATGCGTCGTATTTACGATGCTTGTTATACATCCCTTGAAAACAATAGCGTTCCTGCTGCTGTGCTTGTGCTTGCTAAGTATCAGTATCAGTCGGCGTTCGTAGCAGACCAAGAAATAAATATGCTTGCTTGTCTAACTGAACTTATGGTGGAGTGTAACTTTAAATGAATAAGACTGAATACTTTGCTCTGGACCTTGAGAAGTTTAAGGAAAACCCAGAAGAAAATCTGCTTACTATTCTTGAAGCACTTGAAATGTCCTTCTCCGAAAAGGCAGTCAATTTTGGTAAACTGAAACCAATGTTGGATATGAGTAAACCACTTACTTATAATTAATTATGAAAAACAAAAAAACTAAAAGGTTGGCACAAATGAAATCATCTCACTATTATATCTTCTGGGGTATCTGCACGGTTGCTGTTGTATTCGGTCAACTTTATGTTGGTGCTGGGTATCGTGTTATGGCAGAGAGTGTAAATAGACTTACTAATAGTTTTGTAGGGGTGCTTGATGGGACTACTGAATATCGATAAAACCAAACTGGTAGAACCACGAGTGAAGACTACACCTGAGAATGTGCAGGAAGCAAATGAAGCACTGTTTCGTGCTAAAATGACTCTACCTGCTGCCGCAAAACATTGTGGTATGACTAAGAAGGAAATGAAAATGACCTTCCTTGAATACTTGAAGTATCATCCTAAAGATTATGATCAATCCCAGTTTCTTTGATTTTGCCTCTATTTTTGGTGTGGTTAAGTCTACTGAAGGATTAAAAAGAAATCAGACTAGACCTTTACGTGCCGAAGTTCAAGAAATTTCTATTGCCAAATACAGTGGCGGACAACTTAAATATGTTGGCGACACTGAAAATGGTAGAGATTTTTATGGACTTGTAGATAATCTTCATTATGAATCAAAAGGCATGGATGGTATTTTTTGTAAGACTATACCATGGACAAAGGAAATTACACTGAAAAATTTTCAAGGTAAAAATTTGGGACTCCCTGAAAAGACTTTTGATTACATGCTACTATGGGATACTAAAACTTATACTGTAGGCATTTGTACTTGGGATGCTTGTATGAAGCAAACGAAAGTTAAAGACGCAACAGTTTCTTTTAGGGTCCATTTTGATGATATTACGTTTCTCGCCAAGAATGTTATTCCAGTAAAGAAAGAAGATTTCGCTACTAAACTTTATAATTTGATTGAGGAAATAGTATGACCAGTCTGAAAAGTTATAAAACCTGTCTCAGATATCCGGGCGGAAAAAGTAGAGCAGTCGCCAAGATGGATCAATACTTCCCCGACCTAAGGGAGTATGATGAGTTCCGTGAGCCATTTCTTGGTGGTGGTAGTGTTGCTATTCATATTACTAAAAAGTATCCAGACGTGAAAGTTTGGGTAAACGACCTATATGAACCTCTGGTCAACTTCTGGCAGCAACTCCAGATGTTTGGTCGTGAGATGAGAGATGAACTGCTGCAACTGAAATATCGCCATGTCGAACCTACCAGTGCTAAAAACCTATTCCTTGACGCCAAAGCATATCTTGCTAGACCTCTGGAAGACAGTGAAAATTTCCATCGTGCTGTTTCCTTCTATGTGGTTAATAAGTGTTCTTTCTCAGGTCTTACTGAGTCCTCCTCCTTCTCCGCCCAAGCAAGCGATAGTAACTTCTCAATCAGGGGAATTGACAAACTGCCAGGTTATTCTGAAATAATCAAGAATTGGCGTATAACTAATTACTCCTATGATTACCTACTTGGTTCTGAAGGTAATGCTTTTGTATATCTTGATCCTCCTTATGACATTAAGGATAACCTCTATGGGCGTAAGGGATCAATGCACAAAGGATTTGATCACGATAAGTTTGCTGCTGACTGCTCTGCTTGTAGTCTTGATCAGTTGATTAGTTATAACTCAGACCAGTTAGTCAAAGACCGTTTTACTAACTGGAATGCTGCTGAGTTTGACCTTACTTATACGATGAGGTCTGTTGGCGAATACATGCGAGAGCAAAAGAAACGCAAAGAACTACTACTTTTTAATTATGGAATTGAAGGACTGGTTAAACTCGATCAATCAGACGAAAAAGAACCTGATTGACGAAGACCCTTCACTTGAGAAGGAATATCCTCCTTATATTGTGAACCGCTGCTTCTCTGGTCACCTGGATGCAGTGCTGTTTGCCAATGAAATGAACCATTATCATTTCCTCCCTAAAAAACTACAATATGATTTTCTTCTAAATAGTCTGAGGAAAAAGAAGAGATTTTCTCCCTGGCTCCGAAAGGATACAATCAAAGATCTTGATTATGTCAAACGTTATTATGGTTATAGTAATGAAAAGGCAAAACAAGCTTTGAGGATTCTTACAGAAGAACAACTTAATTTTATTAAATCGAAATTTGAAACTGGAGGAACAAAATGAGTGTGGTTCAAGAACCCGAAGTGAAGTGGTCGCCTGAACAAATGGTTGAAGTGGTTCTTAATGAACCCGATGACTTTTTGAAAGTGCGTGAAACTCTGACCCGTATCGGAGTCGCTTCAAGGAAAGAAAAGAAAATCTATCAGTCTTGTCATATTTTACACAAGCAAGGTAGATACTATCTCGTTCATTTTAAGGAACTGTTTGCCCTTGATGGTAAACACGCAAACCTGACGGTGAACGATGTCCAACGCCGCAATCGCATCGCTCAGTTGCTTGCTGACTGGGGTTTGATTGGTATCGTGGATGTTACTAAGATCCAAGATATTGCTCCACTCAACCAAATCAAAGTCCTTGCTTATAAGGACAAAGGAGATTGGATTTTGGAAACCAAATACAATATTGGTTCCAAGAAGAAGCGTGTAGAAGAAACCGAATGATAAGGAGCGGGTTACAACACCCGCTTTTTTTATGCTTCTTGTATAATTAGTAGTGGATGCCGAAAGGGTCCACAAAACACAAACTCGCTTTTACAAGGAGCTACCATAATGAACATTCAGCGTTATACTGCTGCGGATCTTAATACCCTGATGGATAAGATTACCCGCAACAGCATTGGTATGGACGAATACTTCGATCGTCTATTCAACCTTCACGAAACTACAAAGAATTATCCGCCTTATAATCTCATACAAATAAATAATGTGGAATCCCATTTAGAGATTGCATTAGCAGGATTTAAGAAAAGAGAGGTCAATGTCTTCACGGAGTATGGAAAACTTTTTGTCGAGGGGCAACGGGAGGACACCGAATCCGAGAAGACGTTTATCCACAAGGGACTGGCTCAAAGAAGTTTTCAACGAGCGTGGACTTTATCCGACGACACAGAAGTACGGGAAGTCACCTTCGAAGACGGACTCCTCAGAATCGTCCTCGGAAAAA